GATTAGAAATATATGCTTGTGAAACATTTAAATCTCTTGCACATTCACTTAAACTATTATAATGTTTATTATTATATCCACAAAATACTTTTTTTCTTCTTTTTTCAATAGCAGTTTCAGGTATTTTTCCTTTCATTCTGTCTTTAATTTTATTTACATTTTCAGTTGTATGTTTTTTTCCTGTAAAACCGCCAATATTAGTAAATGAATCTATATGATTTAATCCACTTTCTATAGTATCGTAATATCTTATATAAATACTTTCCATTCTATTTTTTTCATATTCATTATCAGATAAAAATAAAATTTCAATATTATGATTTTCTAAACCATATTTTCTAATAGAAGAATACAATTTTAAATTTTTAGTTTTTGACCTATATTTATGTTCTGTCATTCTACGTTCAATATTAGCAGATTGACCAATATATATCTTACCACTTGGACTTGTTATTTTATAAATTCCTGAAGTAGCCATTTGTTATTAATTTGTAAATCCCATTTTATCCCAATACTCTTGTGTGTAACCTTTTGTAGGCATATCGCTTGGCTTCATAGAAACTTCTTTTTCGTTTCTTACTCTATATCCGTATCTTTCAGCTATTGCTATTGATAAAGGTTCTGCATTAGGGTTTGTAGGGTCTATTTTTGTTTCAAAACTTGCGTATGTTCTACGTAACCATTTATGGTTGCATCGAGGTCCGCCCTTCCAAAGCCATATAGAATATGTATCAGAACCACCTTTTCCAAAACCTGAATTTACTACTTGTGATTCCATTGCAATAATATCTTCTTTACGATATACTTTTTTAGCACGTATCATTTTACTACAAAATTCACGTTCACCTGTTAAATTACCACTATAAACATATCTTGTAATAAATTGAACACCATCGATTACTTTATCTTGTTCAGGACTTTTAATTAATGGTTTTGCAGTTCCTGTAGAAGTGATAAATTTCCACATTTTAGATAATGTACTTTTCTTTTTATTATTTAAAGCATTTATTTCAGCATCTAATTCTTCTTCTGTATCGTAATCAACTTCTGTTTCATCAATTAAAAACCATTCATTGCTTAATTCTTCACCTTTTTCAATTAAAGCATCTGCAATACTTTCAGTAGATAAATTATGTGAACACATTTTAACACCTGTTTCTTCTTCCATTGTTTCGTTGTTCATTCCTGATACATCAACAAATTCTAAAGGTTGTATTGTTTTAAAATATAATTTTAATGAAATACTATTAACAGCTAATATTTCATCAATAGCATCGATTATTTCTAATTGGTATGGTTTAATAACTATATTATCAAATAATAAAGTAGCAGTTTTAATTTCATCTGCATTGTTACCAAGCCCACCATCACCTGTTCTAATACCTAAAAGCATCGGTGAAGTAACTCTATGACCTACAATTAATTTATCAAAACATTCTTTAGATAAATATTCGTAATGTGCAGGTGCATCGTTTAATGGTAAATCTTCAACTGTAGTTTTACTTTCTGCATTAGCGTTAAAAGCAATAATAACTTTTTCGCCTCTTGCACCTGTTAATTTACCCATTACATCACGCTTCATTTTATCACGCATTTCTTCTGAAGGAATACCATTATTGAAGTTAATTACTTTTGTACCACTAAAACCATTTTGTACATCGTTTATTTGATAATCAGCAATATTTTCTTCTAATAAAGCATAAGGTAAAGAACCTGAATAATCTATTGGCGAATAATAATCAAAACCTGATACATAAGGTTGAATAACATAAATTTCTACTTCATTTCCGTTACCAAAACCAAAAGCAGGAATACGTTTTACATCTTCACTTGGCTTCTTTTTAGTCCAATCGTGATGATAATACCAAGCTTCAATCTGTCCTTTATCATTACATTTTTCAGCACGTAAAGTTTGCATAGGAAAATGTAGAACTTGTTTAACTAAATTCTTTTCTTTTACTACCTGCATAGCAGCCATTCCTAATAATTTACGTTCTAAAGCTATTTTACGCAAATCTGAATCTTTAATTATAGATTTCATTTGTGCATATTCATTTGGCTTTTTGTTAGAATCTAAAGCATCTAAACCTTTACCATAAATCATATTTGCAATACCTGTAATAATTGCACCATTGGTAGCAGAATATAAATATCTATCAATTAAATATTGAAAGTAATTATTATCACTTCCATATTCAATATAACTATTCTTTTTATTTTCCTGAATTACAGGGCTTGTATAAGCACTTAAATTTACTATTGATATATTACTCATAAATTATAAATTCGTTGTTTGTTACGTTTGCCACGTATTGATTTTGGTTTACTGTATATGTATCGTTTGCTTGATTTGTGCAAAAGATAATATCTTTGTAAACTATATTTGCACCATTTTTAATAGTTAAATTATAAAATGTATTTTCATCTAAATCAAATATTGTAGAAGTAGTTAGATAATAACTTGACAAACTAAAAGAAGCTGTTATTGTAGTTTCTTCATTTGTAGTTTCATTTCTTAATACAATAGTTGTAGCACTCATAACTCTTGGTATAAATGTTAATGTTTGTGCTGTAGCTTGTTCTCTTAAAATTATCATAAACTATTTTTATATATTAATAATTTATATTCAAAATTGTTTTAAAACAAAAAAGGATGCTAAATAAATAGCACCCCTTTTAAAAAAAACAAATAATAATATTATGCTACAGTACCTTCAATAATAGAAGCTAAAATACTTGTAGTTAATGGTCCTGTTACAAAGTTTGCAGGTACAGGTTCCATTCCTTGAAATTCCATAGAATAACCTGATTTATCAGCCATAGCTGCACCACTTGAAATAGTTGCAGTAACTAAATCCATTCCTTTTGTTAAACCTGCCATAAAGAAGTTTCCGTTGTTATCTTCTATAATTATTTGTGGTCTACCATAAGCTAATAATTTCAATTGCTTGTGGTCTGCAATAGTCAATTTATTAATGCTTAAAGTTAATTTTTGGTCTACAAATGTAGTTCCATTTTCTCTTGATGAAGTTACAGTTTGTTCAAATGTTGAAGTTCCCTTCAATTCATATTTGTACCCAACAGGCGTTCCACCTAAAGCTGTAATTACATCTTCTTGTCCTGCTGTTGCAGAATAAGTTACTGTTGTTGCATCACCCCAATTAATGAAGTATGCAGCTCGCAAGCCGCCAATGCTATTTTTGCATTGTTCAGCACGTCCCAAAGAAATATCGCAAGGCATAGTCTATATTTTTTATAAGTTATTAATAATCAAGTAGTTATCTACTTTTATTTTTTTAAAGTTAAAAAAAAAGGGTAGGTATTCAATTTCCTACCCCTTATTTAAGTAAACTAATTATTATTAGTTAGCAGCGTTTGTGATTCCGTAAGTTACGATATCTTCTACATTAGCGTATTGAACACCTGCAGTAAAACGCATAACAACTCTTACGTTTTCAGAACCATCGATATCAGCCATATCAATTACTTTTACTTCATTGTGGTCAGATAATAAACCTGTACCGAAATATAAGTTAGATTTTTGTGCTGCAATAGCAACGTTAGAAGCTAAACCATTAGCAACAAAGATTTTAACACCATCAAAAGATAAACTTCCGTTGTTAAACCATTGAGTACCCATAGCATTAGAACCATTAGCACCTAAACCTGATGCACCAAAACCACCTAAAGCACGTACATATGCTCTTGCGATGTTTTGTGATACATAAATATATAAATCTTCTTTTCCGTAAAGTGAAGCAGGAATAGCATCAACGATTTTTCCTAATTCAGTAATTACGTTTGCAGCAGTTACAGTAGTTCCTGCAACTTCATTAGCAGTAGGTAAAGCAGCATCTAAAGTTAACAATCTTGTAAATCCGTTGAACTCACCTGCATTAGCAGTTACACCTCTCCAAATGTTTTGTTCTGTTTTTTCAGCAACTTTAGAAGCAACGTGTGCTAATAAGAAATCTGCAAAAGCAGGAGGCAAAGAATCAAATGCAGAATAACCCATTTGTACAGCTTCCCAATCAGATTTGAAATCTTTTTTACAAAGTTGTAAATTTACTTGAAATTCTTCAGGTTGAAGGATTTTTTCAGTTAAAGTTAAAGTAGAAGTAGCATCGAAATCACAAGTAGCATCTTTAACGATTGCATCTGTAGAAACTTTTTTAAGTACTTCTTTGAATTTTACGTTTGGTTTAACTTCGATTCCACCATTTGCAATAGTAGAACCTGATAATAATGCAGCAGAAACATATTTTCCTGCAAAACTTCCACTATAAGTAGTGGTAATTGATGTTGTAGTAGCCATAATTTATTAATTAAAAAGTTTTGCCATAACTAAATCTTGTGTAGTCATTTGGCGATTAGGTGATAATTTATTTAGTTTTACTTCGTTTTTAGATTCAGGTGAATGTGTTAATGGTTCAACAACTACATCTGAACTTAATTCTTCTTTAACAACTTCTTTTACTGATTTTAATTCAGCAATTTCAGTTCTTAATTTTTCAATTTCTGCAAAGAACATTTCTTTAGAAACTGATTCTACAATTCTTTTTGGAGTAGCTACTGTTTCAGCTTGTGCTTCAACTTCAACTTCTACTTCAGCTTCAGGTGCTTCTTCTACTTCTACAGCAGGTTCTTTTATTTCAGCAATAATACCTTCAACGGCTACTACTAAAATCATACCACCTTCTAATTCGTATTCTCCAACAGGCATAGGAATTCTTTCCTCGCCATTAACAATAAAAACAGGGTTTTCCATTTCAAAAGCTTCTGCTTCTATAATAGTAACTCCATCTTTAAGTATCATTTGAGCAAGTTTTACTTCCATACCCAAAAGAGTTTTGATTTCATTAATTACATTCATATTTACTTATTTACTTATTATTAGTCAGCTAAACCTGCGATTAATTTATCTACAGAATTATATCTTTTCTTTGCTACATCAGATTGAAATTTTGCTCTATCAAAATCAGCTTTAGCATTTGCAGGTAATTCTAAACCAATTTGTTTTGCTAATTTTTGTAATTCAGCATATTGATTTAACACTTCATCATACGCTCTAAGTGAAGTTAAAGAATCTACTTTATAAGCTGTTAAAGCATCTTTTGCTTTTGCTCTTGCAGGTGAAACTTTGTCTAAAGCTGTTTCTGCAGATGCTACAGCTTTTTGAAAAGAAGCTAAATCTGCTAATTCAATTTTTTGTGTTGCTAATTCTTCTTTTTTAAATAAAGAACTAAATACTAATTTTTCAGTTTGCATAATTTTATTTTTTATATTAATTAATGTTATTTATTTTTGTTATAAATTAGCCATTAGAACGCACCATAGTTCTTTCAGTATTTACATTTGTAACTGAACTTGATTGTTGTGCTACAGTTGAACCAATACCTTGTTCTTGTAATTCACCTTGGCAGCATTCAGAACTATATTTTCCATCTTTACATAGACATCCACGTTTTCCACCTTTAGGCGAACTTGTTTTATTTCCCATAATTTTATTTATTAATTTCAGCATTACTTATTATTGATTTAATTTTTTCAATTAATTCTAATTCTTTATTTTGAGAAGATAGTTTTTGTTCATCACTAAAATATCCTTCAACACTTATTCCTAAATAAGTACCATCTTTTATTTCTTGCCAAACTTTATCATTTTCAATACTCATAATAACAGCCCAAGCACCTTCAACAGCATTTAAATTATATATTGCAGTTTTATCCATTTTAGGATTTTCTACTATCCAAGATTCTACAACTGAAACACCATCTACCTCTGTTTTATGTTCTAATGTAGCATTGTTATTATTTAGTTTTTTTAAATATAATTGACCTGCTTTTTTTACAGTTTCTTTTGAAAATTTAATATTATATTCATAATCACCATTTCTTCTGTAAATTAATTTATCAGGTACTAAAGCTAAACCTATAATTATTCTTTTTTCATCATCAATAGATTTAAATTCTATTCTGTGATTATTTAAAGCAACCCAATTTTCTTCTGTAGCAGGAAATTTTACTAAACTTAACGCTTCGATTCCATCGTTTTCAGCAGTTTCATCAATAAATAATTCTATTGTATCTAAATTTTTCATATTTTTTACTTATATTATTAAAATAAATTAAATTTTGTTTTGTTTTAATTAACCCATTGATGCATTGTTAATTATATTTCTGTTCAATGCTTGACCTGTTGTAACCGCACCTGCTACTACATACGCTTGTACGGGTTGCATATTTTGTTCTGCCATACCTTGTGCTATTTGATTTGCACCACCTTGACCTACTACATTAAAAGAAGGGGCTGAACCTGCACCTGCACCCCCACCTGTTCCTGCACCTGCACCACTTGGAGCACCACCACCACCTAAAGCAGCTAATGCTTTTGAAGTAGCTGCTAAATTCGCTGCAATACCAATACCTGCAGAAATTTTATTTAAGATTAATTTTTTACCTAAAAATATTGGCCCTGCAACAGGTCCCATAGCAGCAGCAGAAAAGGCATCTGCAGCATTCGCTGCTTGTGTACCAATTATAATTCTTGCAATACCTGTAGCACTTTCAGCAATTAATAAACCTTTTTGAATATCTTGATTTCCTTCAAACAAACCTTTTAATAAACCTAAACCGCCCTCTATATTTGCTAATGTAGCTTCTTGTATTGCTTTTTTTCCTTCTGCTGTTGCTTTTTCTTGTTCTAATATTTTTTCTTTAGTTTGTGTTGCATTAAGAATTAAAGCATTATCTATTTCTTGTTTTTTAGTTTTAAAAGCTAATTCAGCATCTACTCTTGCTTGTGTACCTAAATTTGCAGCATTTATATTATTTTGTAACCTTTCAAGTTCAATTCTTTTTTCTTCTTCTAAATTAGCTTTTTGTTTTGCTAATTTTTTTAATTCGTTTGTTTCTAATTCTTCATCAAATTTTCTTTGTTCAATAGCTAAAGCATTTAAACCTTCAATTTCTGATTGACCTAAAGCAATTTTTTCTTTTTGTAAAGAAATGTTATTTGCAATTTGTTCACTTCGTAAACCTTCAACTTGTGCTAATACTCCTTCTTTATTTGCTAATGCTTCTGTTACAGCAGCTTGGTTTTCAATGCTTTTATTCATTGAATAATTTGCTTGGGCTGCTTGAACTTGTAAATCAGCTTGGGCTATCATAGCTTTTTGCTGTTTTTCTAAAACTTTCTGTAAATCATTATTAGCTTTAATTCTATCATCAATGCTTAATAAATCATTATCCCTAATTTGTCTTAATTTTTCTGCTTGTCTATCATATTGTTCAACTAACCTACCTTGTTCTGCAGCAGCTAATATAGCAGTGTTTTGTAGTTTAACATTTGCCTCAGATGCTTTATATGTTTTAACAGCATAATTTGTAATTGCTTCTGCAGCATCACCTAAAGCTTTACCTGTTCTATCAACTGTATTATTAACACCTGTAAATATATCAACTGACTCTTTACCCGCTTTTTTAACAGAATCCATAGCACCTGCAAAATCACCCTGAAATACTTTGCTTATTGCTTCACCAATGTAACCTATAGTATCTAAAAATGAATTAAATCTTTCAATTAAATTTTCTTTAACTAAATCACCAAACTTTTTTAAATACTTTGTAGGGTTTTCAAATACATCTTTAAATACATTTATAACAGCAGGAAAATTATCCATTACAAAGCCAACCAAATCATTAAAGGCAATAGATAAAGCACCAATAACAGTATTAAAAGCATCTACAACTTTTTGATTTTTACCTAATACTTCTTTAAAAATATTAAATGCTTCTAAAACTAAACCAATACCAAGTGCTTTAATAGCAAGCCCCATTCCTTTAAATCCATCTGCCATAGATTTAATTCCTGATTCAGCATTTTTAGTAGATTTTTGTATGCTTTTTATTTCATCTGCAGTATCATCAAAAGTAGTATTTAATTTTTTTACTTCTTTAGTAACAACATCTAAATTACTTTGTATTTCTAAATTTACTATTTTGTTTTCCATTCTCTTTTTATTTTTTCAAATGCTTGTTTCCAAGAAGTTGTTAATTTATATTTTCCTTTTGCTATTTCTATTACTTCACTTTGTCCGTAATGTTCGTGTAGTGATAATAATTCTAAAATGTTTTTTATCATATTGCAGTTTGTAAAAAATTAATGTATTCTGTTTTTTGTAATACACTATCAATGTAATATTCAATTCCTATTCTGTCAACTCTATCAACACCACTTGTGTTTTCAGGGATAGTAACTGTTAAAGAAACATCTATTACATTATCTAATGTTGGAGTATAAATTAAAAAGTTTTCTGCACCTTTTAATGAAAAACTATCATAGTCATTTAAATAAATAATTTCTTCTAATACTTGTGCTGTTTTATCTACCTGTACATCATCATAACTTGCGTATCTATATCCAACAGAAGTTGCAGCATTTAAACCTCTATAGTCTGTAATCAATTCTAAATTAGCTTCACCTGTTGTTAAATCAGTAGTCATATTGTTAATGATATACCTTTTGTTTCTAATTATTAATCTATCATTTAAAGCTATACCTAATGCTCTACCTGAACCATTAGTAACTATTGAATTTAATAAACTTGTAGGAAACAACGCTTTACATTTAATAACTCTTGTTTTAATGTTATATAAATTATCTACATAGTTTTTATAGTGTCTAAAATACAATCCTTTTGGTGCTAAAACATTATACCAAGGCGATTGTTCATTACCAAAATTCATAGACATTAAATATGTATATGTTAAATCTGTAGGTATACTATTATATTCATTTGAAAACCTAATGTAATTATTTTGATGCGAGTGTCCTGTTTCTGTTGTAATATAAATTCTATCTGAACCTGTTAAATCAATAGGCAATTCACCATTATTATAAATCAACATTGGCTTAGGAGTATATGGTTTTAAATCTTTATCTATTAATGTTGCAGTTTCAAAATTGTAACCTACAGCACGTTCAAATAAAACATTTTCAAATGGTAGTTTAATATCATAATTTGCACTTTCGTTTGAATTAGTATTAGTGTAAATTAAATCACCATATTCTCTATTGTATAAACCTCTATAAGCGTTGTTTAAAATATTATTGCTTTTTTCATATTGAAAATTTATTGCCTTAAATAATTTAGGGCGTTCTATTTCCATTTCATCTGCATAAACATATTTTGTTATATCTAATATTTTCCCTGCATTGTAATACATTTCTAAAGGTAAAAATTCAAATGTATTTATATCTGTAGGAATAATCATTAAATTAAACGCCTTTATAATACCTGTAATAAAATCATTAACAGTAATATCAGGTACATAATCATTTAAATCAATTCTACCTGATGTTGATTGTGATGAACTAAATGCACGTACAGTAACAACGCTTGAAGTACGTGAAGGAAAATGATTTACAAAACTTCTTCTATAATGTAATTCTGTTGTAAAATTAAAATTTGAATTAGAACTAATTTTAACTGTATATGTATAATTAGCACCTTGCACATCTGCATAAGCAAAATCATCTAATTGTGATTGTGAATTACCTACACATTGATAGGTGCGATATAATAAATCATTTTTATAAATATAAACAGTATAGTTAACAGCACCATAACCCGAATCAGGCGTTACATATATATCAGATGTTAAACGTGCCGAAAATGAAGGTGATGTAGTAGGTGCAAAATTCCAATTAGTAGTAACCACATTTGTTGTTAAATTCATTTCAGGAAACGGACCTGCAAGAATAGAAGTAAAATCTACCATTAATTGTTCGGTAGTATACGTTATTGTTTCACCATTCTTAAGATACAAATATAAATTGTTCCATTGGTCTAAACTAAAGAAACTACCTGTAAATGTTACACCATATTTTGTTTGTATAAATTCGAATACCTTCCATAAAGGTACAGCAGGAAATAATTCATTCCATTGAATAGCACCTGCAGTTTGTGTAATATCTTCGTGTGATGCACCTGATTTATAATAGAATTTTCTACGTGAACCAATTAAAGGGTAACTAACTAAATAACTTGTTCCTGTAGGGTTTATTCTATTAATTACATTAGTTGAATTATAAGTGTGATTTAAACTACTGAAATCTACAGTGTTTAATTTATCATCTTTAAATTTATCTTTTAATTGTGTTAAGTTACCATAAAAAGTAACTGTATAACTTTCAATAAATCCGTTCTTTTTATTTGCTTTTTCTAATTGTATATTTCCTTTCTTAAATAGAACTGAATTTACTTCTATATAGGCATCATATCTTTTTCTATGGTCGTAACCATTATCTATAGAACTTTCGTACCAATGTGAAAGTATTTTATTATTTTTTTTAGATGCAGGTATTGTAAACGATTGTGTAAAGTCAGTATAGATTTTTCCTAAATCATTGAAATTAGAAACAGCACTTGTAACAGATATTTTTTCATCTGAAAATAATTCTAATCTTTTTGAAGTTGTATCTGTATAAATATAAAGTGAAACTACATTCATTATATTACGTTGTTAATTAAACTATCTGAGTATTCAAAATCAATAGTAAAGTTTATATTCTTATCTAATAAATTAGTTTTATATTGTAACGATTGTGTTTTAATTGTTACAGGTTTTGTATCTAATAAAATAGTTTCACTTAACATTAATTCTTTTATAAAAGTATTATATCCTTCAGTAACCCAACCTGTATTACAAGTTATAGTTTGCTTTCCGTTTATGTTAAATGATTTATTTGTACCCTCGTTTGTATTGTAATATATATCAGAAGGCATTAAATTATATTTACTACCTTGTACATCAATTTTATTAGTTTGTGCTTTAAAAAACGTTATTTGTTGCCACCCACCAAGTTTGTTTACATACGTACAATTTACAGGCGTATATTTACATTCTTCTAACTTTTCTGTATATACTCTATATAAAACACCTATAGTATCATTTTCAATTTCACAATATGCAGAATTATTAAATGCTAATGGTAATTTATAATTAAAATAATTTATTGTTCCACTACTTAAAAATGTGTTTGTATTTAATGTAGCACCTGAAGCTGTATAGTATATAATTCTATAATCACTACTTGCTTCACTTATACATAAAAAATTAAAAGATGGTATATTATTATAATATTGTATTTTATTATTTAAATTATTTGAAGTACCTAACAATACAAAATCTTCATCATTAGCAATACTATAATTTAAACCTTCAGCAACTTCTGTATAAGCATTAACACCAAGATATAAATTATTATCTAATAAAGTAAAAGCACCTGAAACGTTTTTATATCTTTTAACCCTAACAAAACACCATTCAGAATTATTTGCTATAGTAGGAATTGCAGAATATATAGGTGCAATTTGATTAACATATTCTAATATATAAGGCGATATATTATAATTAGTTTCTATTTGTGTTGCTGAAGCAATATTAGAACTTAAAATATAAGTTGGCGTTGTAGGTTCTGTTGTACCTTTATTCCAAATAAATAATTCTACT